ATCATGGGCGCCAACTATAACGGCGTGATCTTCCGTCAGGAGATGCCGCAGGCGGATGACTTGATCGAACGCAGCCAGGCCGTTTACGGGCCGCTCGGCGCGCGGTTCAACAAGGTGCAGAGCCAGTGGAGCTTCCCCGATGGGGGCAGGCTCAGGTTCAGGCCGCTCGAAAGCATAGACGACGCGGCCAAGTATCAGGGCCAGAACCTCACCGACGCGGTGATTGAGGAAGCGGGCAACTATCCGACGCCCGACCCCATCGACCGCCTCTGGGGCGCTCTGAGGGGCGCTAACGTGCAGATGCTGCTGACTGCCAACCCGGGCGGCGCTGGCGCTTCGTGGATCAGGCCACGGTTTCACATCGACGAGTGTCCGCAGGGAATGCGGATCTTCAGGGACAAGCTGCCCAACGGGGCGGAACATACACGCTGCTACATCCCAAGCCGGGTGACGCAGAACCGGGCGCTGCTGAGCAAGGATCCGGACTACGTCAACCGCCTGTATCTGGTCGGCTCGAAAGAACTGGTCCGCGCCTGGCTGGATGGCGATTGGAACGCCATTGAAGGCGCGTTCTTCGATTGCTGGGGACCGCAACACGTTGTCAGCCCTTTCGAGGTGCCGGCCGAGTGGCATTGCTTCCGGTCATTCGATTGGGGAAGCGCCAGCCCGTTCAGTTGCGGCTTCTGGGCTGTAGCGAGCGACGACCTGCACCGGCCCGAAGGCGTCATCCCGCGCGGTGCGCTCGTGCGGTTCAACGAATGGTACGGCGCCAAGGGACCGAACAAGGGCCTGAAGCTCACCATTGAGCAGGTGGCCGCTGGCATTTTGGAGAGATCGAAGGGCAAGCGCTACGTCGGCTGTGTCGCTGACCCGGCCATCTTTGCCGAGGATGGCGGGCCGAGCCGCGCCGAGGTGCTGAGACGCAACGGCGTGGCGTTCAAGTCTGCTGACAACAAGCGTGTCGGCCGCAATGGCATGATGGGCGGCTGGGACGAGATGCGGCAACGCATGGTTGGGCATGGCGGCCGGCCGATGAACTACACGTTCTCGACCTGCAAGGACTCAATTCGGACGATCCCGTCCCTGCCTCACGACACGACCAGGCCGGAAGACGTGAACACGGACGCAGAAGATCACGCGGCGGATGAATGGCGTTACGCCTGCATGTCGCGGCCTTGGATTGCACCGAGGCCAGACGCAGGACCGGGACGACCACGCGACTACCGACCCCCGGCAAAGGCAGACAATTGGCGAGTGCTGTGACGACACCAACCTCATCATCGCTTGGGGAGCGCATCGCGGCTGTGCTGCCGCACCGCAACGGGGCGCCGCACGTGTTCCGCCACGGTCGCCTGATGCATTGGGGCGGTGACGAAGTGCCTTGCTATCTCACGTCAGACCCCTCGCTCTGGGTTGCCGGTGAGCTGCTGCTGCGCTTGAAAGGCACGAATTGGCAAACATCGTAAGCATGTCGTCTGCCAAGCCCGAAGCGGGCGAGGACGGCGCCGAGCGCATCCGGAAGATGGTGCGCGAGTATCTCGACACGATGGAAGAGGCCCGCGACCGCTCGGCCCTGGCGCGTGACTATTACGACGGCAAACAATGGACGCGTGAGGAAATCGCGACCCTCAAGCAGCGCGGTCAGCCGCCCATCGTCTTCAACCGCATCAAGAGGAAAGTGGACAGCATTTTGGGCGTCGAGCGCAACAGGCGCACCGATCCCAAGGCCTATCCGCGCACGCCACGCGACGAGCAAAGCGCCGACATCGTAACGCAGGCGTTGCGGTTCGTGAGCGATCAGACGCGGCTGAACAACATCTTCAGCGGCGCTTTTGAGTGCGGGATGATCGAGGGCGCGGGTGCGGCCGAAGTCATCATGGACGGCCCCGAGGACATTCGGGTCAACCTGATCCCGTGGGATGAGTTCATCTTCGATCCGAGAAGCAGCCGCCACGATTTTTCGGATGCTCGCTACCTTGGCGTCCTCAAGTGGATGGACGCAGACGACGCCATTGCGCTGTACCCCGACAAGGGCAAGGAGATCGAGGCGGGCATTACCGGCTCGGAAAAGGCGTTCGTTGCGGACCAGAGCGTTGACGACAAGCCGTCGAGCGGGACGTGGATCGACCGCAAAAGGAGAAGGGTCCAGGTCTGCCAGCTTTATTACAAGGCTGGCTCTGAGCATAACTACGCCGTCGTGGTGGGCTCCACGCTCGTCATGGACGGGCCGAGCTATTACCGCGACGAGAAGGGCAAGACCGTCTGCCCCATCGAGGCGTTCAGCGCCTACGTTGACCGCGAGAACGCCCGTTACGGCGTGGTTGCCGACATGCGCGGCCCGCAGGACGAGATCAACCATCGCCGGTCCAAGGCTGTCCACTTCCTGCACTCGCGCCGCGTCATGGCGCAACAGGGCGCGGTGGCTGATGTAGGCCAGGCCAAGCGCGAGATTGCGCGTCCTGATGGCTGGGTCGAGGTTGTTGACCCGCAAGCGGTGCAGGTGCTGGACACGGCGCAGGAGACGACCGGCAACCTCAATATGTTGCAGGAGGCGAAAGCCGAGATTGACCTTCTCGGGCCGAACAATGCGCTTCAGGGCAAGGGCACCGAAGGCGAGAGCGGACGCGCCATCATCGCCCAGCAGCAGGCAGGGCTTGCCGAGCTTGCGCCGCTGTATGACCGGTTCAATGACTTCAAGCTGCGCGTCTACCGGGCCACATGGGCCAGGATCAAACAGTTCTGGACCTCGCCCAAATGGGTCAGGATCACTGACGACGAGCAGGCGACGCAATTCATCGGGCTGAACCAGGTGCAGGTGGACCCGATGACGGGCCAGCCGCAGGTGCAGAACGCCGTGGCGCAGATGGATGTGGACGTGATCCTTGAGACGGGACCGGACACGGTGACGCTCCAGAGCGAGGAATTCGAGCAACTGGCGCAGATCATGCCGCAGCTTGCAGCCCTGCCTCCGCCTTACGCACTGGCGCTGATCGAGGCGAGCAGCCTGCCGGCGCAGCGCAAGAAGAAGATGACGGAGCTCCTGAGCGGCCAAGGCCAGCAGCAGGACCCCGAGGCGCAGGCGATGCAGAAGCGCGCTGCCGAGGCGGAGATTGCGGGCAAGGAAGCCGAGGTAGGGTTGAAGCAGGCGCAAGCGCAGGCGACGATGTCCAAGGCGCAGCTTGATAGCCAGTTGGCCCCGCTTCAGCTCGAGATGGAACGCCAGAAGCTTGGCTCCGAGGCTGAAACCCGTGCGCTTGAGCGTGAACGGATGATGCTGGAGCGGGAAAGCTCTGACCAGGAACGCGCATTCAAAGCGCAGGAAATGTCCACGAGGGCGCAGGAAAGCCAGCAGCAGCTTGAGTTCAACAGGTCGCGTGCGCAGGCTGAAGACGGCTTCCGCTCGCAGGAAATGGCGCTCAAGACCCCGCCCGAACAGCCTGAAGAAATGCCAGACCCGCGCATCGATGACCTCAGTCAGAAGCAGGATGCGGTTCTGCAAGGCCTGGAACAGCTCGCGCAGATCATGGTGAGGGGCTTTGAGGAAGTCAAAGCGGCAGCATCGTCCGAGAAGGAACTGGTCCGCGATCCGAAGACCGGCAAGGCGATGGGCGTTCGCATCAAGAAGGGAAATAGCTGATGGCTGCGGGCGCATGGACAGTCTTCAACATCGCCAAGGAAAAGTTGGCGGATGGGGTCTTTGACCTCGACACGCAGACCTTCAAGATGGCGCTCTGCACCGACGCGCAGGCGCTTGCTGCGACCTTCGCCGGCACATCGACCGATTGCCGCTATGCGGATCTGACGGCTGAAGTTGCCAATGGCGGCGGTTACACCACGGCGGGCAAGACGCTGTCCTGCACATGGGTCAGATCGACCGGCACGGTGACCTTCGATTGCGATGACCAGGCGTGGACCTCGTCCACCATCACGGCCAAATATGCGGTGATCTACGCCGACAACACCAACGATGACCTTCTGTGCTTCTGCGAACTGGACACGGTGACTAACGTCTCGACGGTATCCGGGACGCTCACTGTGGCCATTAACGCAAGCGGCGTGTTCACGCTGGCATAGGGGCGGCACATGGATATCTGGAGCTTCCTTCTTGGCGTGCAGGCGGGCGTTGTGGTGACGTTTTTCGCGCTGTCACTGGCAAAAACATCCCACGACGAGCCGCCGCCCAATGGCTGAAACGTGGGTTATGCATCGTATGGCTGAGATCGTGTCCCGGCGCGTGGTTGCGCCGCTGACTCCAGCCGAACTGGCGGAAGCGTTGGCGGAAGACCCTGCGTTCGTTGAGCAACAGCAGCTGCCTGAGACGATGCTTGTGGCTGTTCCCGGCGACCTCTCAGCAAGCGCGGCGCTGTCTGCTGCATCGCAGCTATGGGCTGGTGAGCGCGAGATAGTCTCGCTGACGTTCACGGGTTCGCGGGTGATGGTCGTCGAGAGGGTCTAAGCGATGGCCTTTCCAGTCGTTCAGTCCGTCACACGAGCCAACAACAACACCAACGCTACGACCCGGAGCGTCACGCTTCCGGCGACGGTCAACGCCAACGACATTCTCATTGCCCTGTTCGCCAACGATGGCGATGCGACGGTCACATGGGACAACACCACGGCGGGAACATGGACCCTGCTGTTTTCGACGGCGAGCGGGGTAGCCGCGCGCCTGACGGCGTACTGGAAGGTTGCAGACGGGACTGAAGACGGCGCTGTTCTGTCTATCGACACCTCGGCCATCGAGCGTTCGGCTTGGCATATCTACCGCATCAGCGGCGCCCAGAGTGTTGAGGCTGGAACGGCGGCGACAGGCACCAGCACGGCTCCGAACTCGCCCAGCCTGACGCCAAGCTGGGGCAGCGCTGACACCACATGGCTGACGGTTTTTGCGTCTGATAACCAGACGGCGGACCCGACAGACGGCCCGACGAATTACACGACCAATGATATTTACGACGATGCCCCCAACGCGGCGGGCGTTGGTGTTGGATCGTCTTATCGCGACAACGCGGCGTCATCGGAAGACCCGGCTGCGTGGACGATTGCCGCGTCTCTGGCGTGGGTTGCCAACACCATCGCGGTGCGTCCCGATGGCGGGGCGACCGACGCCACCGCATCGCCCGGCATAGACACGCTGGTCCTGACCGGACAAGCGCCAACGGTCAGCGCAAGTTCCACGGTCAGCCCCGGCATAGACACGCTGGTGCTGACGGGGTTCGCTCCGACAGTTTCAGTTGGAACGAGCGTCACAGCATCGCCTGGAACTGGCGCGCTGGTCCTTCAGGGCTACCCGCCCACGGTTACGGTTCCGACCAGCGTCAGCGTGACGCCGGGAACGGGCGCGCTCGTCATCACCGGCCACGCGCCGACAGTTGATAACGGGCTGTCCAGCGGCTCGAAGAGCGGCGGCGTTGCTGAAGACCCCTACTACTACAAGAAGCGCAAGAAGAAGCAGCCTGAGCCCGTCTCCAAGGACTTCGGGGACGATTGGCAACCGCCAACGCCACGGCCGGCAATCCCGCCGATTCCCGCGCCGCAAGACGTTTTTGCGCGCCAGGACGCGGCAATCGCACGGACGCAGGCGCAGCTTGCGAGTGCGCTTCAACAGCTCGCGCGGCAACAGGCCGAGGCTGAACAGGAAGACGAGGACGAGGCGATTATGCTGCTGATGGCGGCGTAACGCTTCGCAACAATTCGAGATGAGTGACCCGCCCTGATCAGGCGGGTTTTTTCGTACCCGCCGCCGGGGTCAATCGGGCGTCAAACAGG